TGAGAAAGTAACAGACTTATACCCATCAATTTGTTCTTAAAAAATGAATGGTCTATGTTTAGACCCTATTTAAGAACATTCAACAACAAAAGTCTAGTTATTGTTCATGGTCCAATATGTAGTATGAATGAACTAAGTAAACGCCGTAGTAAACGCCGTAGCATCACCCTCGTCAAACGAATGCCCTAATAGGTTCATATGAACCACAACTAATTGAGCATACGCAATTGCATGTGCTTTCTTGAACACATATCCATCAGTTCCCTTATCCCAGACAGTTTTATTAATATCAGACCAGACTTTACCAATCAAATGCTTCTTACCGGGACGAATGACTGCTAGAAACATTGCTAATCTTGGGATGCTATCTATAGGTTCTGGCATCTTTTCTATATTATAATACTGATTGTTCAAGTGAATCAGTTTCTCAACGAAAGACTTATCTTTCAGTTTAGTCCAATCAGGTTCAACCATTAACTCATTTAGATGTTGTTCATCACGGACATTCTCATATACATGAACATTCAATAAGTCAAGTTTGAAATAACCGCGCTTCTCTGCTACCGTATAATCAATACTTGCTATATCAAGCACAGGGTCATAGGGAATAGGTGTAACATATACACCTGTTGCATGTTTACGAATAGGATTGACATTACGCATTGCTGCACTAGTGTGCTTAATCAGTTCAAGTAGTTTATCTCTTGAACCAAAGTCAATGTCAATATCACTATCTATTCTCATCGTGGTTGAACCAATCCTGCTTTCATTAATTTCACATACGCTTGTTGCACCACAATAGCTTGTCGTTCAGCATCTTCTACGGCTTTGTGTGTCGTAACATGATTACCGTCCTTGAGACTAACACCAGTGATATCAAATAATGTTCGTGTGTCTCTGACATTATAATAGGGCCACGGTGCTAGTTGACCAAATTGTCTCCAAGCATGTTCCATAGCAACAATGTCAAATGGAGCACCATGACTCCAAGGTTTACCATGATTCCAACAAAACTTATACAATTGATCCATTGCCTCTTTAAACGATACACGGTCTCTGTCACCCATAGCTTCTTCGATAGCTTCTGGATTTTGTTTACTCCACCATTCTAGTGTTGCTTCATTGATACTACGATTATAAATCTCTGTTTGATCCTCAATCGTAGGCCTAATCTCAATCTTGTCAATGATTCCTTGACCCTTAGGATCAAATAATACTGCACCAATTGTAAGAATCACACAATCTGGGGTTGTATCAAGTGATTCAATGTCTATCATAATATCTGCCATAATTATCCTTTTACGTGTTTTTCATTTTTCATCACTTGGTTCCCTTTAGATAATCAATACAATTTTGTAGCAACTGTACATCATCATTAAAATTACCTAAACCTAAATTACATTTATTACATAACCATGCCCTGAAAGTGTCAGTACGGTGATCGTGATCACATGACCATACCGGAACCTTTCTGGTCATGTACTGCATTTTTTCTTTGATTTGTATTTCGGTTCGCTTGCATATAGGACACACATAATCTATTGCAGGCGGAGGAGTTATACTTCGAAGGTGCTTTCTGACCTTCATTACTTTTCTATCGCACTCTCGACAGTGCGAACGAATTTTATTGCCAGATTCTTTACCAAATTTACTGATAGGCAACTCAGTGAGGCATTTATTACACACTTTAGTTTTTTCCACCGAGCCGTCGGTAAACGAAAATAGTTCATTAAATAAAGAGGTCATGTTTGCCACATTTCATACATTGTTATTAATCTATCATCCCACAATTCTATTGTAACACATCCTCCAACTAAGGAGAAGTCCCAACCTTGGTGTCTTTCACCGAAATTTCTTCTCATCCATTTTACAATGAAAGATGGATCTTCTTTGTGATACCTACAATCTCTGTTGTAGACTGTTTTGTGTCCAGATTTAGATTTACTGTCACGGCAAAGTGAGTCTGCGGCAGTGGGATATGCTTGTCTGAATCGTTCTGTGTATGTTGTTATTGCCATATTACCATCTCAATCTTGCTAAAATATAATCACGCTCATATCTAAATTTGATTTTGAATAACCAAATCTCATCATATACCCAAGTGTACACACAATGTCTATCTGGTTTTTGTATGTTTGTGATTATCCAATCTACTATCTCTCTCCTTTGTGAAAATGTTGTATCATTTTCACCAAGTTTGATAACTAGTTCGTGCCATCCTGGCTTGATGCTTTCCCAATCTGTATCGCTCATTGGAACCTCAATAAGAATATCAAATACTTATGTTCATCTACAATCTCGTAACCATCAGTAATGTTTCCATCAAGCATGTTCATCTTTATGCCATACTTACCTTGGATATAAGATTCAAAATCATAACCATCAAACTCTTTTCTATCTACCATGAATTCAGTTCTTACTAACTTGAGCAGGTTCCAATACTTCCAACGATTTTTTCTGAAATGAACTTGTGGGTCATCGTCATCATAATCTTGAAAATCTTTTGGGATATTACTCACAACCATCTCAGTGAAAAGTAGGTACTGTATTCATCTCTGTAGAAATTGAATATAGTATAACAGTAAGCCGGTTCAGAAAAGTTTTCTGCTTTATAAAATGCCCAATCAAAATCTACTTTGTCTACCCATCCATGCGCCCTCATTTGATGCACTATCTCTATTATTTGAAGCACTGGCACATTTGTGACGGTTACGGTTTTCATTCCCAGCGTAGTAAAAACATAGTTAAATCTTCATCACGGGTGAGCATTATCTCGCATTGTTTACTGTTATCTACCCAACGATTAGTTCCAGTTTCTTCATCATATCCTGGCTTGCCGTAATTCTTCTTACACCATTTCTTGACTTCTTTAACATCAACATCTTCTTGACCCTTCCAAGAGACTGTATGTATATTTGTTTTGCTACCGAAATAGCGTTCTGTTTTATGTGTGAATTTGCTCATGACCACACCAACGTAAAATGCGTGGCGATTTTAGCGTCATTGAAATGAAAGTCAACTTCTCCCCAGAACCACTCACGAACCCACCCTGTACGGTAATGTTTTTCACACCATAGTGTCATATTTTCTACTTTGTCATCCCAATCATTAAAGTTCATACATGGAGGTGCTTCAATACTCACTGTGTATAGGTAATTGTTTTTAATATACCGTGTTATTTTTCTACGCTGCTTACTGTTCATGACCATCTCAATATGAAAAAGGTTCTGTCTGCTGCATCACGGAACCAGTACTTACGGTCACTTCCTACCCAGCGACAATTAGGTATGCCCCAATGACCGCTGCCAAATGTGTCTATCATCCAAACATTCATATCTAACCACTCCTCATGAGAGTATTTCAATGGTTTGACCCAATAAGGATATTTAGGTTGATTGTCGGCATAGCCAGTTTCAAGTCTTTTCGTGCCGAATTCATTTATCCATTGATCTGATAATTCAGATACCCATCTAGCTTCATGTATGGCGCGTTTCTTAATCATAAACAACTCAAATTAAAATGTATGGCATCACGCTCGTCATAGAAATAAAAATCCATATAATCTTCTGTGGCATGCGTGTAATATCTTTCACCAGGTAAGCCAAAGTGTTCTATCGCATAGCCACATACATCATTCCACTTGTATGAAGTTTCACCTTTCGCCCAAGGTACACGAACCCTAGTAGCCTGCTTCTTTGATTGTATCTTTGACTCTTTTTGTAACATCAGTATCACGCTTAAACTTTATCGCCCACTGTTCTGGATTTATATAATCAATGATCATTTTAACATGACCTTCATTTAATGTATCTAGAAAATGGGTACCACTGTCACTCTGATACAACAACCATGGACTTATCTTGCCCGTTGTGATAGCATAACATAGTTTGTTTGCATTTCCATAACGCAACATGTCATGTGGTTGAATGTTTGCATCCTCAGCTAATTTGATACAAGTCTCTACGCTACGATGTATCGCATCAAATGGATCCTCATGTCTTAAATACTCAATAAGATATTTGGTATAGACACTATCACTACACCAATTGTCAATCTTGATCTGATTCTTCAACAGCCATTCAACATATCGTGTTATGTTGATAGCATTGATGTTAAGACAATAGTTACCAAACTTTGTGAATGCTGTATAGTATGCGCTACGAATGAATTCTTCATAGGTACGATGTTTGCGACTAGATGTATTCTTTTTATAAAACTGCACCCAAGTCTGAAAGCCAAACTGATTACCACGCAAGTCTTTATCTAACCACCTACGCTTGTTCTCACAGATGTGTTTAGTTATCGTGCTTTCTTTTAAGAACTCACGCTTACAGAATTCACAACCATACTTTACTGGTTCAGTTACCGAGGTCTCTTTCATATTGCTTAAGTTGTTCGTCGGTGATAGTTTCATTTAGTGTCTCAATGTCTGTTATTTTCATGTTGGGGAATAATTCTGCTAATCTAAGTTTACGCTTTTGACTATCGACAAACGCTTGACTTACAGCCGTTATATCATCTTCATGTGCTTTGGGATATATCTTCTTATAGTATTCTCTTATATCTTTAATCTTTGCAGGCGCTTGTAGTTTGCTTACCTTAGGACTTATATTAGGTATCCATTGATGAAACTGTTTACCTAATGCCGGGCTACTAGCACATAACATCAACCATTGTAGTTTAGGATGTTTCTGTACATTCTCATTGAATAGATATTTGTTTGCGTGATATTCTACACTCATCAAATAATACCCTTGAAGGTCACCTGATGCTTTGATTGCACTCATCCATTGTATCAATGTGAATGGGACAAACTTCTTTTGTTGTTCTATTGACAGTCTATCATAGAAGCCATAGTCTTTCTTATCAAGTGCGGCAAGGACCTCAAACAAGTCTAAATCTTGTTTGTCAAATTTCTCATCAATTGGAACTATTGCTTTTCTTGTTGCCATTAGAATGCCTGACTATAATCTATTATCTCACAATTACGACTAATCTCTTTTACAAAATATATACATGCGGGTTTAGGACCATCTTCGATAGGCACACATAGAAACTGTCCGTTCTTCAATCTAGGAGCATACCATGTTACATCGTGATATATGTCTAGTATCTCAATAGGTAGAAATGTAGGACTGAAACTACTCAATGGATTGAACTCAAACGCATTGAATCCCCTGTCATTGATACTCGTCAATGGCAATGTCTCTAAATCACCATGTTCTTTTTCACCAATCAATATCTGCCAATCTACTGGCATCTTAATCGTATGCTTACCGATTCTCAATACAAGTGCAGGTGCATTAAAACTCTCTAAAAAGATTAATGGGATATAATGATAATCTACATTAGTTGGGTTACTGTTATCTAGTATCGCAAAACGCAAATCATCAATCTCCTCTGGCAATGTCTCTAAGTTATAGTATTCGTTATCTAGGGTCAAAATTCTCATAGTGTTATTATATCATTTGTATGTAAGTTTTTCAACATCAAATGGATAGGCTGCCTCTTTATAAAATGCTTTTCTTTGTGTAAGATGCCGTTTTGCAAACTTACAATTACTTGTGATATCCCAAATCTGTACAAAATTCTTATCTTCTGCTTTACGGATACCACGACCGATACTTTGTATCACCCTTACGAAACTCTTGCCCGGTTCGATTAGGACAAGATTAAAGATTCGTGGAATATTGATACCCACTGCTGCTACACCATAGGTAGCGATAATGATTTTGTTAGTTGCTGTTGCGACCTCATCATATTGCTCTTTGCGTTCATCCATACCAGTATTACCTGATACGAATACAACATCATATTCTGTTTTGAAATCACGCAATCGCTCAGCCAATCGATTGTGCAATTCTTTGCCGGCTGCTACTCTATCAACAAGTATCAATGTGTTGCCACTGTTCTTGATTGTATCTACCAGTTGAGCAATTTTATTTAATCGTTTATCATCTTCAAGTAAATGTTTTAGTTCAGATTGGTAGTTACTAAACTCAACCCCATCTTGTAGTTGCACGATGTTTACATGACATTGTGCCAGCACACCTCTGTCTTGTAATTCACTAGCGGATAGCTTGTTGATGACATTACCAAGACTGATGAAGATAGCTTGACTCGCAAATTTTTCTTTAGGGATAGTACCAGTCAAACCCCAACGAATTGGAATAGTACTCATTATCCCAGTCAATAGTTCTTTTAGTGCATCTGCTTTGGCCATGTGAACCTCGTCAACCATGACGCAAACAACACCTTCTAAGAAGTCACCAATCTCAACTTCTGCCTCACCTGCTTTTGTTTTCTTAAGCATGTTGTTAAGACTCTGCCAAGTGCAAATTGTATGCGTCTTATTGTATTCTTTTCTATCACCAAAATATACACCAACATCTAATCCTAGATTGATGTAATCTGCTTCTGTTTGTGTGACTAGACTTTTGTTAGGCACGATAACGATACTGCGCCCATACTGTTCGATACTGTAACTTAGTGCTGCTGTGATTAATGTCTTGCCTGCACCTGTAGCAATCTCTTGTAATGACTGTGGGTTCTTTAGAAACTCATTAATGATTGATATCTGATAGTCACGCAATACTACAGGTTGTCCTGCGATCGGATGACCTTCGGGCCAATTCTTGTGTTTGAATGTCTCTTCGGACACTTCACTAAAATTGAATGTTGTGCTGTATGTACGCAGGTCTTCTAGTTCAATGTCGTAATCTCTGCTATCAATGAAAGGTAGTATTTCGGGTAACAGATTGACATAGCTACTACCACCTAAACTAAAGAAACTAACCTTACCATTCCATCTACCTAATCGTACCGCAGGAAGATACCTCGCACCGGGCACATCGTACTCAAACATCTTTACCAATGCTTTTCGTTCGATTAATTCTAAGCCTTCGATTTTTACATTGACCTCATCCTTGACAATTATTTTGCATTGTTTCATATTAGTACTTAGTATAACATAAAGTAATTAGTAAATGCAAGCATAAAGGCAAAAAAAGGGGAACCTAAGTTCCCCTGAAAGTCTTTGCAGACTAAAAGTAATCTAATCAAGCATTCTTCATGCAAGTTGCTTTCGCAAGTTCTGTCCAGTTGTTGGGACTGATCTTAACCAAGTCAGCAATCTTCAACACCATACGCAAACTGATCTCACGCAATTGATTGCAGTTAGACCACATGTATTCCATGATGCCTTCTTCTTGTTCTTTACTAAAAGAATAGTCAACGAACAAGCCGGGGTCAGCATCACGATAGACCTGCTTGATACGCATCATTTTGTCACGCTCAGTATTGATAGTCAAATCCAGAAAGTGACAACGACTTTGCAATGCATCCAAGTGAGGTTGCATTTTGTTTGCTTTTTTAGCATCAAACGATTTGTTTGTGATAAAGATGATAGAGCCGTTGAAGTTGAAAGAATTGGGCACTCCCTCTTCACGCAAAATACGTGAATCTTTGTTGTAAGAGATACGCCGAACTTTACTAGAATCCAATGCACCTTTCAAAATGTTGACTGCATCCTGATCTTCCCAGATATCGCAATCATCAAACACCAGTACATTCTTAGCGTCAGAGTATTTGTACAACAGTACAAACAAACCGATAGCACTCATTGCACCTTTCACTGTATTGAAACGGACCTTCTTGCCAGCAATCTTGTCAAACATGCTAGCCTTTTCCATTTGCTGAGTGACCCCGAACGACTTACCGACACCGGGAGGGCCAGTGACAATCATAGCACGAATATCACCACTGATACATGCCTTTGACATTTCATCCAATACCGCAAAACGACCTGCAATACGGTCCATTGCTTCCTGATCAGATTCTTTGAGAACTTCTACCTTTGCTTTGAATTCTACTGCATTTCCCACTATTGTTTCTCCATTCATGAATTGAATATCTTCAATGCTATTGACATTGACACGGACCTGAGGTCCACCCATTGCAAACTGTCCGTCATTTTTAACAGTAACGAATCCACCCTTCTTACCAACCTGATAACCTTTGACTAGTGTGAACACATCACCAGCAACAGGGTTATTGCGATAAGAACCAGAGAGAATACGAATAGTTGACATAGAAAAACTCCTGTAATTAACTGAACAAGATAGTATTATATACTATTACCCATTTGTTGTCAAGCCTTCAGAATATCCACGATACGCTGATGGATGATATCCATGTCAGCCTGCTCAACATAGAAGTCGGTAGTAGGGTCATAGTACTGACCTTCACGGGTGTCGTAATACAACACACGGCCAGTGAAGTTGAAAGGACCTTCCAGACCTTTGCGAGGACCATACTTGGTACGCATTTCATCCATCTGATGTTTGTCTGCGATAACTTTGTAGCCCATCT